AGTGCATTGATATGGCAACGCACACACGCGCGGCACTTGACCGCGTGACCGGCACTTATTCCGGGGTAAACGTGCAAAGCATCCAATACCTTGGCGAGATTATCGATTTTGACGAGGCACAGAGGACTTATAACATAACAGCTGACTACGATGTAAGGATAAGCCGCACCGACTTCGAGATAGCGCAAGGAAGCCCTATTACAGGCGTTACGTTGGGCGAATTGTCGGACGTAGATGTAACCGGCGTAACGGACGGGCAATTGATTGCCTACGATGCAGCGGCGCAGGAATGGCAACCGGCAGACGACGCGGGCGGCGTGACTCAGTTGGGGCAATTGACGGACGTGCAATTTGGGCAAGGCGGACCGGAAACGGGCGAGCTTCTAAAGTACGACGGCAGCGAATGGACGAACGACAGCATCGTAAAAAGCGAAGTCGGGTTAGGCAATGTGGACAACACCAGCGACGCAGCTAAGCCGGTAAGCACGGCCACGCAAACGGCACTAAGCGCCAAGGCAAACAGCGCAGACTTTAGCAACGTCGACAATACCAGCGACGCGGATAAGCCGGTAAGTACAGCCACGCAGACAGCGTTAAATGCAAAGGCCGATACCAGCGCCGTACCTACGGATTTAAACGACTTGAGCGACGTTACAATAGTTGGCACGCCGGCAGGTAATCAGGCGCTTATATACGACGCCACAGCGGGCGCATTCAAATCGCAGGTGAGTTATACCAACCGTTTCGAAGATGAGGTTGAAACGGGCAAGCAAGGAATCACAGGAACAGAACGCGCCTATAGTGTCAAGGGCGAAGGGGACGGCGTATTTCTCGACGCGGAGAGTGACACGCCAGCAGCGGGCAAGATTATTAAAAGGAAGATTTACCATAAAACGGGATTTATTACAGACGCGGACGTTATTGGCGACTATACTTTAATTCACACCTTTGCTGACGATACAGCTTATTCGGATACCGTGGCGACCTTTGACGGCTTCGAAGATGGCGCAACGTATGGCGTGCCGCCGTTTACGTTACTCCAAACGTGGGAGGAAGTAAGCGCAACCGCATATCTGCTCGATGAGACTTTTGGCTCAGGTGCGGAAGCAGCTTATTCAACGCGACAACTTCGCTTCGCTCAAAACGACTGCATGGTTATCCGCAGGGCATCGGATAGCACGACTACAACAATCGGCTTTGACGGTTCAGGCAACATCTCGGAGGCTGATATTATTTCGTTCTGCACGGGCACGACGTGCACGCTGTATCAGTGGCTTGACCAGTCAGGAAACGGAAATACAGCGACCGCACCGAGCGGACAAGAACCGACCATTTACACGGGGGGCGCGTTGGTCAAGGAGAACGGGAAGGTGGCGTTCACGTCATCCAAAACAACAACTTTATCCTTAAGCACAAGAATAACCAATGTACAATCGGCTTTTTTAACGCTATCGCCCACGGACATAAACGTAACGCCTAAAACTGATTGGGGGTATTTTTTACTAGGAGATACTACGACATCCGATTACCATTCGGATTATAACGATAATTGGCTACATCCAACTTATTCTTCTACGAGCGTAAGAAACGGAAGTAATTATCTTAATGGTTCTTCCGCAAACCTCACCACAACGGCACGAACGGAACAGCAATATTTAGTTAGTTTAATTAGCACATCTGCGACGAATACTGTCGGAACGATTAGCAAGGATAGAACGTTCGCGAACCGTAGTTGGGTAGGAAGCCGTCAGGAAATTATTTTGTATTCTGACGACCGAACCAATAACAGAACAGACATCGAAGAAAACGTTGGCGACTACTTCACCCAAAACACGCCACTGCTCGACACGTACACGGGAGCAGCCGCCGCGTATTCACTGCGTCGGCTATCGAGTTCGTACAGCGGAAGTGCGGTAGAGGTTTACAACGGGAGCAGCTACGCTTCAATCGGCTTCAATGTATTCGGTGAGTTGGATACGGTTGCACTGGCTGCGCACTGTGGGTCAAACGATGGGTTTGTATCGAAGTGGTACGACCAAAGCGGAAACTCGAACACGGCAGCGCAAGGGATTACGGGTTCAATGCCGAAGATTTACGACGGGACTACGGGCGTGGTGACGGAGAACGGGAAGCCTGCGGTTGAGTTTGATGGAAGCAACGACACTTTATATATTTCCGATTTTGCATACACTAACAGTGAATTGGGAATCTACTATGTGAGTCAGTTTGACGACACAGCTCTAAACCAAATAATATTTTCGCATTATATCACGGCTAGCAATCAACGCAGTTGGCTTTTGCGCGTAAACGGTGCCTATTGGAACAGTGTAAGCGATGACGGCTCGAGATTCTTTATTGGTGGTGGCGGCACTGTAGATTCAAATATTTTGCACGTATGGGAATACAAGGGCAGTGAGAGCGGATTCGATAGAACTAAAGTATATGTGAACGGTAGCGCGATATCGTTGAATAAAGTAGCGGGTAGTACAGGAACGGAACCATATAGCACCCTTCATAATAGCACTGGTGATTTGTATATCGGTTCGGTCAATGGAACATCGCTGTTTTTAGATGGTAAAGCTCAAGAGATAATTATGTGGAGTTCTACGCAATCCACCAACCGCACCGGCATCGAGGACAACATCAACACCTTCTATTCAATCTACTGATGAACGGATATATAATAGTTCTTCCAACGCCCACGCAGACAAGCGAAGCACGGGCAAAGCAAATAACCCGCGAGCTGTACAACATCTCTCGTCCCGTTCTCATACAAGCAGAGTGGGAGGTTGATTCTGCCGTCTTCGGTATCGTGGTGCACCCTGACGGAGTACAGAACGCTTTGCAAGTGGATACCGATTACATCATAAACGTTCACCCAGCGGCAACGCTCGAACGCCTTGTAGCGTGCTTCCCTGAGCTTTCGAACGATGAGCGGTATTCCCTCAGCAGTTACGTTCAAGTGAATCAGAAGTTCCCGTTCGGGCATATCGTGCCGAGCGATACAACGATACGAACACAAGAATATATGGTTGAGAATGGTTGGTTCCCCGATGAGCCAACCGATGAAATTTAAATTGAGTAAATTGCACGCATGAAGGTAACGATACAAAAACCATACAACAAAGGCGGCTGGAAATGGCCCGCCGGAAAGGTTGTAGACGTTTCAAATAAGTTTGCCGCAAAGCTTAAAAAAGGCGGCTATCTAGACAAGCCCGAAAAAAAAGAATCAAAAAAAATTAAAGAGTAATGGCACAGACCACAGGCATTATCAATTCGTCGAGCATTCGGGTATTTCTTGGAACAACAGACGACTCGGAAGTAGTAGTTGACCACGTAACAGAATGCAGCATTTCGTTGACCACGGATATGCGCGATATTACCACAAAGGCAAGTGGCGGTTTTCGTGAGCTTTTGCCGGGCTTGAAGTCGGCCAGTATGAGCGTGAGCGGCCTTTTTGCCGAGGACGCAACAAACGGATACAATGCGCTTGTAGCGCACCAAATTGCAGGCGAAAAGCTTTTTGTAATCTTCACGAATACCGGAGGCGGAGCAACTGCAAACGCAGGCGACGAGCAATTTGATATTGAAGGTTATATCTCAAGTCTTGAGCAAACCGCAGGCGTAGAGGACAATGTTGGCTTTTCTATGACTATCGAAGTAACTGGCACAGTTGTACGTGAGGTAATTGCTTAATATCTTTGCCACATGGTAGAGATAAAATTAGACGGCAAAACGTTTCCAATCCGTGCAACGATGCGCGCATGGAGAAAGTTTGAAGATGCAACAGGTAAAAAGGTGGCAGACGTTGACAGCAACGACGTTACTTTAATTCCTGAGCTGGTTTATTATTTTGTGCAAGAGGGTTGCAAAAGCCAAGGCATGGCGTTCGAAATGGACGTTGATGATTTCTTTGGTATGATAGAAATATCAGACTTGCAAAAACTCAGCGAAGCCGTGGCGAAAGTCATGGGCGGCACACAAAAAAAAACAAAGGCCAAG